AACTGATAAATTGTCTGTAACTATTTTAGTGGATGAATCTGGTAGCATGTATGGATATAAAATTGAACAGGCACGCAAAGCAGCTATTTATCTTAATGAATGTCTCAAGAAGGTCAAAGATGTAGAGTTATTTATCTATGGTCATACCGCTGATTGGGGTGGCGAGATTGATTATGAGAGGAAGTATAATACAGGTGGAACAGGTTCAACACAAATTCAAATATATAAAGAACCAGGAAGCCCTCAGAAAACTGCACTTGCAGATATTAGCGCTAAATATGAAAACCGAGACGGTTCTGCTATTATAGCAGCAGCAAAGCGTGTGCGTAGTAAAACACAGAATAATGGTTTATTTATTGTCATTAGCGATGGTTCTCCCTGTGCGAATAAATATACTGGCGTACATGCTATAGATCATACACGAAGGATGGTCAATGAAGTAGAAAAATTGGGTTTTCAAGTAATACAAATTGCAATTGATGGTTATAGAAGCAAAGACATGTTTAAGAATGTTATACACATGAATGATATGTCAAAGTTTCCTGCTCAATTTGTAGAATTTCTGCGTACTAAAATCAATACGTTGATTACTGAAAAAGTGACGCTGTAAGAACAAGCCCCTGGGAAACTGGGGGCTTTTAATTTAACAAATATGAAGAAATTACTGTTTATTTTAATGATTATCTCTACCAGCGCATTAGCGCAGGGCGAAAAGAAAGATAGTATTGTGGCAAGTAACGGCGTTACCTATAAAGTAGGTGATGATGTTGTATTAGGACTTGGTTCAGGTATTAATGGCAGTTACGTGTACATTTACACAGCACCAGGTATAGTTGAATCAATTAAGTTACCATCAGGTTGGTCTGATTATAAAATGAGAATCAGGTCTATTAGACAAATGGGCACAAAAAAACGAGGTTATAAAACTATATTGGTTTTGGCAGGAGGTAATATTGTTAATTATTGGATGGAGCTGGAAGCAGCAATCAGAACAGGAGAATTACAAACAATTAAACTAACAGAATAATGTTATCAAGAACTCTGAATATTATACTACCAAATGGATTAACTGTGCTGGGTTCATTACCAGCAAGAGAAGTTAGCGAAATAGATTCTGCTCGGGAGTTTATTAATGAAATTGTACGTTATAAAGATGCATTTGCCAGATTTAAAGAGCGCAATCCAGATCTTTCAATAGGATCTAAGAAAAGAACTTATGGTACGATAGGTGATGTATTTCATTCTGTTGCAAATGCGCGCAAGTTTATTGAAATTCCTATTGCAGAGCACAAGGGTGACCAACACTTTGAAATTGATATGGAGAAAGGCTGTTTCACTTTATTCAGAATAGATAATCAGGAAGAACGAGGTACTATGTCATTTGATCTAATATATAGCAATTGGCTAGAGTTATTTTATTCTGATCTTGTGGATGGTATAATTAAAGAAGCACTTGATGCTGTAACTGTTGAAGTACCGATTACACCATCAAAACCTGTATATCACAATCCTTATACAGAAAAAATGAGTGAACAATTAGATGAAGAGGCATTTAATCTGTGGAAACATTTTTTCGAGGAGCGTCATTATGCTGACGAAATACCAAGTGGTATAAAAAGTGTTGAAATTAGCTATAGTGGCAGTGGTGATTCTGGTGGTACTGATGATGTTTTCGTAAAAACAGAAAGTGGTGACCACCATTCTATTAGGATATCTGTGGAACTAGATGCACTTATATGGCACCTTATCGGTAGTAAAGAGGATGGATTCTACAACAATGAAGGTGGTCGTGGGGACATGACCCTTACTACAAATTCATTTAGCTGGGATCATTATAACTATATTACTGAAGAAGATCACAGTGTAAGTATGGCTGCTAATGTTGATAAGATTCCAGATGACGATGAATTCTTTGATGAAATAACCGAAGATGATTATGAAGATGAAGAAGAAGAGGAAGTAGTAGTCGAAGAAGAAGAAACAGAAGATGAGGACGAAGAACACTTTGATGAGATGAAAGCAGATGACCTTAGACATTTCTTAGAAGATTAATTATGGCGACGCCTTTACACCACGCGATGAGCTCCGCCAAGAAACATGGCGGCACGTGGGAACAATATGTCCATATTCATAACTGGTTCGATGAGACAAAAGCTTGGGTGCCTGATGTAAGACATCGGGCATTCAGGCATCATGCTGAAGGTATCTTTGAGTGCGAACAGAAATTTGGGGTGAGTATTAAAATCACTCTTGCTGGAGGTGTTACCAAAGAAGTACCTGTACGAGTATTAGGCGAACAGCACGTCAAAGAAGATTGTGGGTTTATCCCAAATGCGAAAGATTATGTAAAGGGGATGAAGATAGCACCCTGGCAAGCTAAAGTAGGCACCAAAATAGATGTAGATCTTAATGGTGATTTAGATATAAGGGATGTGGAGTTATAGTGTTATAATCCCATGTTTTTTGTAAATTTGAAAAGTTTAAGATTAAATATTGGTAGCTTGGTAGTCATATTGTATACATTATAACACAATGATTATCAACCTACCAAATGGAAAATCTGTTGAGGTTTCTTTGGAGGTGTATTTAAGGATGACAGATGATGATTTTGAATACTTAATGTGTTTAAATTACGGTGATGAGGTGTATAATCCCTTCGTCGCCAGTGTTTTAGTACATGGAGAGTCAAAGTTAGTTGAAGATGAAGAAGATGAATCTGATGAGTCAGACTTAGATACACTTTCAGACCTTGACGTTGAAAACTATGATGAATGAATGTTAAATTAAAACAGTGTTCTGGTTGTGGTGAAATGAAGGTAATTTGGAAAAATGATGAAGGCGAGAAATACTGTAAAATATGCTGGTCTAAAAAAATGCCGCCCAAATTCCCACAACAATCTAAAGTACTTCCAGTAAGATCTAAAAAAAGAGCAGTCTTAGATCAGATATACTCTACATTAAGGAAACAGTTTCTTGGCACGCACCCTTATTGCCTGGCAAGGTTGGATAGTTGCACAGCCCATGCAACAGATATTCACCATAAATCTGGAAGATCAAAACAATATTTAAATCAAGTAACCTGGTTGCCCGTTTGCAGAAGCTGTCATCAATATATTGAACAGCATCCTATAGAAGCAAAAGAACTGGGGTTTAGTAACTCGAGAATAAATGATATCGACAGTGACTGAAGCAGAGAATACTTTCTGCATGTATAAATTAGGATTAGCTGGTAGCGGTATGACTAGCTTGATCAATGCAATTTTTGCACTAGACAAAACCAACAGAGCAAAGCTGGCAAAAGGCTATCCAGAACTTGTTGAAGTAGTCAATAAATATAATTATGATAATGATTATTGGTCAGATCTGGTAAAACGCTGGAATAGTGAATCAATGCTAACAATTGAATTATGATAAAAACACCTGATTCTATTAAATTAAAACATTTTGATAACGTGTACAGAGCGTTAATCAATATTACAAATAACGCCGATGAGGATTGCCCTTCAGAGTTTAGGTCAAAGCACTTTCGTAGTGCACTAGAAGATGCATATTATATCATTGGTACAATTGACGAAGAAGTATTAAATTCAGACAGAGCAGATGAGCCTCCTTCAATCGAATTCTAAGCGCGAAGAAATACAGGAAAAGGCATTAGATATAGCAAAATCCTACAAAAGAGTGGGATTGGCTATCAGCATGGGAGTTGGTAAGACATATATAGGTCTTAAACACATGGATTGGTATCTTAAAAAAGTCAATTCAGATGCTAAATTTCTTGTTGTAGCTCCTAAAAAAACTATATTTAGTAGCTGGTTTGATGACATGGATAAGTTTGGAATGACTCATTTAAAGGATAGAGTTGTTGTCACCACTTATTTAAGTTTGCATAAGCAATCTTTAAACTATGATGTTATCTATCTCGATGAGTGCCACAGTCTTCTACATTCTCATCAGTTATGGCTTACTGCTTATGATAATATCATCGTTGGTCTCACAGGTACACCACCCCGAAATTACTATAGCGAAAAGGGCGAGATGGTGGCTAAGTTTTGCCCTATTATGTTTACTTACTTTACTGATGATGCTGTGGATGATAAAATCCTAAATGATTATAGGATTACAGTGCACCCAGTTAATTTATCAAGGCTCAAAACGTATGAAGTAAATGTAAAAGGAAAGTCCTGGAATACAAGCGAAAGTGATAACTACGCATATTGGTGCAAACGTCTTAACGAAAGTACATCCGCCTCACAAGAACAATTTAACAGAATTGGACGGATGAGAGCAATTATGGATTACAGAAGTAAAGAAGAATACGCTAAAAAGCTATTGACTACTATAGAAGGTAAGTGTATTATATTCTGTAATACCCAAGATCAGGCAGACAGAATGTGTAATTACGTTTACTACAGCGGTCATCCATTCTCAGAAGATAATCTGGATATGTTTAAAAAAGGACAAATTGATCAGCTAGCCTGCGTACTTCAGCTAAACGAAGGTGTTAATATCCCTAATTTAAAACATGCAATTATTCTGCATTCTTATGGAAATGAGCGCAAATCAGCCCAGCGTATTGGACGCGTATTACGCCTTAATCCAGATGAAGTAGCGGATGTACATATCTTAATGTACCACGAAACTGTAGACAAAAGATGGGTGCAGAGTGCCCTTGTAGACTTTGATCAGCGTAAAATCAAATACAAACTAGCCAATGTATACAATCATTGATTACCTAGTAGATGAAAAGGGGGTTATGTCTCCCTCTTCTCCAAAAGAAGAACAAAAATTTATACGAATGCTGCACTCTCTAAAACCTGGAAACAGAGTGAGTGCTATGTTTGAGATAATTAAAGATGATCATAGCCTGGTCCAATTAGCAAAAGTGCACGCTCTCATCAGAGAGCTTGCACATTGCACAGGTAATGAATTTGAGGATGTTAAATTAGAGGTAAAAAGAAAAGCTGGTCTAACTGTTAAAAGCAAAGACTCAGAGGGTAAAAATATTGAACTGGTAAAAAGTTTTGCAGATTGCAGCAAAGACCAGATTAGTATGGCTATCCAGTCCTGTATAGAACTGGGCAATGAATTTGGATGTATTCTTTACTAAAGAACACCTGCATCTTTGATTTTTATTTTCTTAGTTGCTCCATTGGCTTTAGCCTGGGTTTCTAGTTCACGTAGAAGTATCAGAACTGTTTCAAAGTGAAAAGTAAAATGATCATATTTATCATCGACATCACTTGCTAACTTCTCATATATTTTTAATATCTCTTCTGGTTTTTTGCGTTCTGTCATCCATGCTCCAAGAGCAGTTACACGTTTAGCAAATGCTCCAGACACTGAAATATTAAAAATCTTCTCATCATCGTAAACTTCAATCTCTGCTTCAGGATCTGTAATTGCATCAAGAAATTTTTCTGTTGGATTTTCTTCTTTGTCTTCCATTAGAATGAAATTTCTTTAGATTCAATTAAATTCTGTTCTTTAGCACAATCATCGATGCGTGTGCATAAACCCTCGATAATGCTCCAGGAAGTATCATCCAGGTTAATCCGATGGTCTAGATTCTTTAACAAAATTAATTGCAATGCTGCAACATCCTTAGTTGTAAAAGGAACATTGACTACCGCATTTGTCTTGATTACATCAACATACGTATTAAGCATAATTTAAATTTATTAGATTTATGAGCGAAATTAAAGAAAAACTAACTCCAGAACAAATAAAAGTAAAATTAATTGACAAGCTAAGGCCTAGCGGATGGGCCAATCTACTTAAAGGATATCTGCAATCTGATGATTTCCAAAAAATCATAGAGTTTCTCATTAGTCAAAACGCTGAAGGAAAGCGATTTACGCCTTCATTAAAGCAATTGTTTACAGCTTTTGAACTATGTCCTGTAGACAAATTAAAGGTGATTATGCTAGGTCAAGATCCTTACCCACAGCCTTTTGTGGCTGATGGCATTGCCTTTAGTTGTGGTAATACAAAAAAACCTGAAGCCTCCTTGAGATATATATTAGGGGCTATAGAAAAAGATGTGCCATTTGCAGATCAGGATGCTACAGACGCTGATACGAGATATGATTTAAGTCGGTGGTCCAGACAAGGTATACTTTCCATTAATACAGCCTTAACCACTGAATTAACTAAAGTTGGAAAACATACTGGAATCTGGGTATCATTTATGGAATATCTGATAGACATGATAAACTTTAATCAATCAGGTCTTATATGGGTTCTAATGGGTAAACAAGCTCAAGAATATCAATCTCTTATAGGAGATCATCACAAAGTGTTAACCTGCACACATCCTGCATATGCTGCTTATATGAAAGCAAAAGAATGGGATTGTAATAACGTGTTTAATAAGATCAATTCACAACTTGTTGATTATAATAAGGAAAAAATAAGATGGTAAACTTCTAAAGTTTAAATTATAATATTATCTTAGCAGTATGACAAAATCTCTAAAAGAGTTAGGTTTTATTCATGTTTCTGATGCATATCATCAGGCAATTGAATATGTTAAAAAACGCAGATCTGGTGAGATTAAAAGTGTAAGAACACCTTGGGCAAAGTTCAATGAGATTAGCATGGATGGTTTAGAATGGAATAGCCTTACAGTTATTGCAGGAAGACCAGGTAGTGGTAAAACACTCATTGGTAGTATGATTGCGAGAGAAGCTTTCAGATTAAATCCAGATCAGGATTTCTGTGTATTGGATTTTCAGTTCGAAATGCTTGCTCGCAGTATTGCACTGAGAGAAATTAGTGGTAACACTGGTATTAATGTTCGTAAATTATCTTCCATAGGATCGCCTGCAGATACTTCTGATATCGACGCGGCAATTCGCTATTGTGAAGCAAATAAATCCCGTGAGGTCTATACATACGAACGTCCTCTTACAGTAGATAAAATGAAGGATAAGATCTTTGAGTTTATTGAAACAAAGAAAAAACCAACGATTATCACAATTGATCACAGTTTATTGTTGAAAAAGAGTGCGAGTGAAAAAGACAGGATTGAGACCCTGTACAACTTAGGCAACATGCTTGCAGAAACACGCAGGCAATTACCAGTATGCTTTATAGTATTAAGTCAGTTAAATCGTGATATTGAATCAACTGAACGCCTAAAACCAGGAAGCATTGGCAACTTTGTAAAAGACAGCGATGTATTTGGTGCAGATGCATTGTTGCAATTCACTGATATTCTTATTGGTATAAATAGACCTGCTAAGTATGGATTGCCATTTTATGGACCAGATAAAATAAATGTAGACTTAGATACATTAGCTATCCATTTCTTAAAGGTGCGTAATGGTGAACCTTGTCTGACATTATTCAAAGCTGACTTCGCTAAAAGTAAAATATATCAAATATTCTAATATGGCTTCAAAAAAAACAGCATGGCAAAATGCAAAAGATCTGATTGTTGATTATGCAATTAATGATTTAGACAAAAATTATGGTATTAAAGCAACGGCATCGCAAATTGCACCAAAAGCACATCGTGATTCACCCGATCATGTATTATTCTTTACAGAAGAATTTAAAGGTAATACGTATTATGTAATGTACAAGAAAGACTATAAAACTTTCTGTGATGAACGCGGCAATACTGTAGAAAAACCAATCTACTATCGTTTAAATAAAGACAAGGTAGTTGGTTTTAATTATGAAAAGGTGGCGCATGGTTCAGATAAAAGTTGGTCTGTACCCGTTGAACATCTTGAAAAATTAATTCCGCAGATTGCAGAAATCACGGAGAAAGAGGAAGATTATCAACTTTCACTTGAGTTGCAAATTGATGATGATGTAGATGAAAATATTTCTGCAATGACATTGCGTGATTTTTATGCAATCGTTCAAAATAAGCCCGTAAGCAATAAATCTTGGTTAAATAATCTTATTAAGAAAGACAAATGACAGAATCAACTGGTATACAACTGCCTTTAACACCTGTAAAGGCTACTATTAAATCACCTAAAGAATTAATTATATTCAGTAAACCGAAAGTAGGTAAGACCACATTACTAGCTGGATTAGAGAACTGCCTGATCTTGGATTTTGAAGATGGCAGTGATTATATAGATGCTATTAAATTAAAAGTAGATAGCATTGATCAGCTTAGAGAAATAGGGAAGGCAATTAAAGATGCAAATTATCCATATAAATGTATTGCTGTAGATACAGTTACTGCATTAGAGGAATTTTGTATTGGATATGCTGAATTACTTTACTCAAAGTCTTCTATGGGTAAAAACTGGTTTAGTGAAGGCAAGCCTAAATACGGCACAATCATTAATATGCCTCAAGGTGCGGGTTATCAATGGCTTAGAACTGCTTATAATAAGACCTTGGATTATATTCGCACGTTGGCTCCACGTATTATATTAGTGGGTCACGTAAAAGATACAATTCTTGAAAAACAAGGCAATGATTTTAATTCACTTGATTTAGATCTCACTGGAAAAATAAAGCGGATAACAGCTAGTAATTCTGATGCAATTGGCTATCTTTATCGAAAAGGTAACCAAAATATTCTTAGTTTTAAGACAACTGACGAGATATCCTGCGGTGCTCGCCCAGAACATTTACGCAATAAGGAAATTGTGTTGTCTGAAATTGTTGAAACAGAAAATGGTAGTACCGTCACTACTCACTGGAATAAAATATATATTGATTAACTATTAAAAATTAGAAACTATGTTTAGCAGTAAAGAAGCAGACAAAAAAGTAGGGGGTAGCAGTATCCCTAAAGTAATTCAACCAGGTACTGTGTGTGCAAGATTATTGGACATTACCTTAGAGGTGCCTCCGTATGATTCTAAAGCATTTAATCTAGTATTGACATTAGAAACAACACCATTGGGAGATGGCTTTGAAGGATTAGCGATCAACAAAGACATCCCAGAAATGGGTAATTATCAGGGACAAGTTGCACGTGTACAAACCCAGCAATATTCGTACAGTGACTATACGAATAAAGAAGGGAAGACCACTCTTAAAGAAGATATGATCTTTAGATGGATTTGGACATTTGCGAAAGAAATTGGTGCCAATAAAGACTTAATAGCCAATAACATCGAAGGTTCTAGTATTGAAGAGTATTTAGAAAATGCTAAAAAATATCTCATTAGTACAGAACGATGGATACACTGGGTTATTGGTGGTTCTGAATATGAGAACAAAGCTGGTTACACACAATATCGTTTGTTCGTTGTAAAGTCCGAGAAAAATAAAATTGGCTACCAACTTGATGTACCTGGTGAAAAGCCTACTAAATTAGTAGACTTTAACGAGAGTGTTCACATTAAGAAGAAAAAGCCATCAGATTCAGTTGATTCGTTTGAAGGCAAAGACGCTGGTTCTGATTTAGATCTAGATTAATTATTGTTTAGCTGTGCAGTTAGGAGGGGACTAAAAATCCCCTCTAGCTGTCTTAATATGTATTGATATGTTCTCAAGTAGAAAAGCAATATGCGATAGTACTGATATACCAAGTGCGTGGCTATTTGAACATTATTTACGTTTAGGTACAAAGCTTACGGGCCAAAATCACAGATTGAATAGTATATTTAATCCTCGTGATGCAAATCCAAGTATGTTCATATACTTAAAAAATGGCGAGTATCGTTTTAAATGTTTTAGTACTGGTAAAGAAGGTAATGGTTTTGATTTACTGCAGTTTTTGTACAAATGTGATTTTCCAACTGCGTTTAGCATTGCTAAAAATGATTATATAAACAATGGTATACAAGGCGCACTTGATAAAATAGTTCCAGAGTCAAGATGGACTTTGAGTAATTATACAGTAAAAGACAAGTGGGATAAGCTTGATGC